TGAAGCCTGGGCCGGCCATTCGGGTGATGATCTTCTCGTTGTCGGTGATCCGGCGGATGACTTCCGCCGGGGCGTATTGGTAGTGCCAGAGCTCCAGCGGATCCTCGGGTTTCTTCCCGTGCCAGGTCTGGCAGATCCAGCCCAGGTCATACACCTGGTCGGTGCGCTGGGCGTTGAGCGCATCGGCGCGGAGCTGGTGGTACAGGTCCTCTACCTGCTGGATGTTGTAGCTGGGCAGATCAAACAGCCGGCTTTCCATCCAGCTCTTGCCGTCTGGCGCGCGACACAGGGCCCTCACTCCGACGAACCAGTTACGCGGGCGATTTACCAGGTGGTGGGCGAGGTCTTCGCCCATGGTGATCCAGCCGAACGGGGACCACCGCTCGGCGGTGGTGTATTGCTTGCCATCCACCGGGCTTGTCAGGCCCTCCCAGGTCCACACCCGGGAGTTGGCGAACAGGCGCTGGTCTCTGGCGATCGCGCTATGGTTTTTCCTGCGGTTTCGCTTCTTGCTCACTGCTGGAACTCCCCAATCTTGTTCAGCGCTTTGCGCCCGGCACGGAGCATGGCCTGGCGGTGGCTTTTCTTTTCAATGCCGCGAGAGTTCATAAGTTCCAGAACTCTGATCACCTTGCGAATCGTTTCTACCGGTTCGGTCTCGGCATGGCTGGTGATGCTGATGGCGCAATCGTCGGCGCTGGTGCCGATTAGGGCGGTCATTTCTTTTTCTTGGGTGGTTTCAATTAGCCCTCCGTAAGATGCGCGAACCGCCGTTCGTGCTTCATCCTCCCGGAGACCTTCTTCAAATTCCTGTCTGGTGACTGTTTGCATGCTCATGCCGCTGTCTCCTTCAGCTCGACTTCGATGGGCTTGTTCAGTGCGATCAGGTGATCCAGGTAGCGGATGAACTGTTCCAGGCTGGCCATGCGCGCCAGGTATTCGTCGTTCATCTCGCTCTTATTGAGCCAGTCGTAAAACGTCAGCCTGATATCGATCTCGGCCAGCTTGTCCGGCAGCTCAATTTCGTCCCTCCATTCGGTATTGGCCGGCATAATCCTGATATCGGTGCTGTGCGTGTGGCCGTGAATATTCAGGTGAGCCTGAACAATGCCGCGGCGGTTCAGCACCATGCACTGCAGCAGCACTTCCTCCGTGGCCAGGTGCAGGTTTTCGATCATTTCTTCTTCGGTTAGCGTCAGCATTTTCATTATTTCTCCTCGGCCTTTCCGGCCTGTCTTTATCGGTAGTTCCGAGTTCTTGCTTCCAGCAGCTGCTGGCAGTCCACGCAGGTGGGGCAGCCGGGCAGCGCTTCCCGCCGTTTGGCCGGGATCTCGACACCGCACTCTTCGCAGTGAGGGTCGTCACTGGTCGCGGTGGTCCGGTTGCGCTGGTTCTCAAGGGCAAGTTCCAGGGACTGCTCGATGTAGTCGCCAGCGATGTCGGCTTTATCCATGGTTCAGGTGCTCCGTGGCTTCGGGGTTCAGATCGTTGGCCGGTACCAATCGCACCAGGCCGGCTTCCATGCATGCGGCGGCTTCCTCGGGGGAATCGAAGATCAGGACCATGGCCACGCGGTGGTGGCAGCGGCCGTGGTCTTCGTTGATCACTGTGAGCTCGCCAACGTCATGCAGGCGGGCTTCCGGGGTGGTCTGTGTTGTGATTGCCTGTTCCATACTGCTCTCCTGTCTTTTGAAGAATGGGTAACCCCAGTCCTATCACGTGTTTTCAGAATGCAACCCCAGAGGGGTCAGTTAACCCAGCTCGCCGTGTGTTTGGTGCCTTCCGGCTGGTGTTGGGCGATGCCGAGTTTCCGGCTTACGGCATTCAGCCCTTTCACAGTGATGACGGTGCGGCCGTAGTGGCTGTAGCCGGCCACCGGGTGGCGGTACATCTTGGTAATCACGCGGAACACGCCCCGGCCACGCCAGCGGCCCGTTGGCAGGTTGTCCCTACCCAGCATTCCTTCCTCGCGCAGGCGGCGGATCAGGGTGTTTCGGCCCATGTTCAGCAGGGCGGCGGCTTGGTCGAAGGTGTATTCCACGGCTGCTTCCTCCTTACACTTCTTTCTCGAAGATCCAGCACCGAACCGACGTGCTGGCAGATGAATTGAGGCTCTCGCGAATGACCGAGCGCACGGTGCGGCTGCTTTCGATGAACTTCCGGCTGCGGCTGGTCTTCAGGTGGCGTTTTAATTCCGATATCGGGGGGATGCGCAGCTTGGCTTCGGCGCACACCTGCTCGAAATGCTTCAGGTTCACGGCGATCAGCTTCTCGTTCTCGCCGTAGTGGTTCAGCGTTGGGGTGCCGTTCAGGCCCTCGATGAAGTCGTAGGCTTCCCAGAATTCCTGGACCATCGGGTGGTCGGCGTTCACGGAGGTCTGACGCTCCTTGGCCATGTCGATGATCATTTCCCGGGCTGGTTCCAGGTAAGATTCGGGCAGAAGATTCAGCCCTTCCGGGCCGAGGCAATCGATCAGGGCGGTCATCTGGCCGTGGTTCTTGGCAATCCGGTGGATGCGGATTTCCGGAAGTTCAGCCAGGGCCTTTTCGTACTGGGGCGCCCGCTCGCACACCAGGCGCATGATCTGTGATTCCGATGTGGTGGCATGCAGGGCGAAGCCGGAGACCTGGTTCATGGGCCAGCGCTCCAACTTCTCGGCGAGGGCCTTGGTGGTCTCGTTGTGGTTTTCGCGGGTCACACTCACGTGAACGATCCGCTGCAGCACCGCGTCGCTGGCGTTCACCTGGGCGTTCTGGCTGATCACGATGGCGCCACGAAAGGGTGGCTCGTAGGTGTCGTTGCCGCCATTCTTCTGGCCACGGCTGCGCACGCTGCGGCCGTTGTAGGCCGTTTTGAGTTCGTCCCAGTCGAACTGCTTCTGCTTGGCGCCGGCTTCCTGGTCCCGATCTGACTCGATCAACACCACCGGCAGGTTGGATACCTGGGCAAAGTTCCGTGCCCGGGCGGCGAGGGTGGCCTTGCTCGGGTCGAAGCCCTCGTAATCCTGACGACCTACCAGCTTCCACAGGAATTCGATCAGCGTGGACTTACCGGAGCCCGCCTCACCGACGATCTCAATGAACGGGAAGCTCTTGTGTTCCTTACGGATCTGCTCGGCGAAGAGGCTGCCCAGCCAGTAGGCCAGGGCAATCACACCCTTCGGGCCGAAACACTCGGCCAGATCCCGGGCCCATCCGCGTTGGTAGTCGCCGCGATCTTTATTGATGGAGAGAGAAACCGACTCGGAGAGCGTCTTCACAGACATTCGGCCGATGTCGTAGTAATCCTCATTATTCAGCTCGTGGATTTGGCCCGCGTGAACAGCCAGTTCCGGGAATACCCAGGTTTCGTGCTCTTTGCTGTAGCCAATGAAATCGATGGTCTCAACGGTTTTGATACCGCTGATTTGCTGTTTCAGAAGGCGATCCAGCTGCTGGCTGGAGCCGGTCCATACGGCGCCGGGGGCTATGCCCAGCAGGCGCTTCTTAAATTCGCTGGCACTGGCCAACTGGCCGCCGCTGAAGGTGTTCTTCACGGGCCGGCCGTCGTGCGGGAAGTCCACGCGGTAGTAGTACCAGGACTCGTCCGTCACCTTGTTGGCCAGGTAGTACAAGGCGGTGGGGTAGCAGTTGGCGATCTCCACCACGGCGTTGCATTGTTCCAGGGCCCGGTCGACCATCTGGCGGTCTGTCAGCGGCTCGTCGCTGTCCTCCAGGTCCCGCATTGCCCTGTGGAATTCCTCCATGTTCAACTTGAACCAGAACAGCCGGTTGTTGAAACCGAACGGGAATTCATTGCGCCCGGTGTGGCTATACATCCGGTTCGCTTTTTCCTGGGCGCTGCGGGCAATCACCAGGTCGCCCTGGTACAGAAACTCCTTGGTGGTGGGCTCGCCGTCTTCTTTGATCAGCTCGCCGCGCTGCCAGGCGTCGTTCCAGTCGCGTTTGTGCTTGCCTTCCTGGGGGATGACAGCTGCGCCTACCTTCCAGCCCTGGGACCGGGCGATGTTGGCGAACTTGCGGATGTAGCGAACGCCGGCTTCGTCGCCGTCCATGGCCCAGATCAGGCGGGGCAGTTCCTCGCCGGCTTCCTCCCGGGCCTTCTGCAGTTCGGCCAGGAAGGTATCCGGGTAGTTGTTGCAGCTGAAGGCAGCCACAGCAGCGATACCGGCGTGGTATAACGCGGTAGCATCGAAGATGCCTTCCACGATCCAGAGCTCTTTGCCCTGAGCCAGATCCAGCCCGGGCGGTACCCAGGCGAGACCCTTGGTTTTGCTGCCGTAGTTGAAGTGGGCCTTCTTCTTGCCGAAGCGGTGCGGCTTGTCGATCAGCCGCTCCCAGTAGTCGCCTCGATCGTTTATCTTGAAGCGAACCGTGGCGGAACCGATATTGCGCTCTCGGTCCCAGTATTGCTCCTGGGTGTACCAGCCCAGGACTTTGGTCAGATCGAAGCCACGGCCATGCACCATGTAAGCGTCGGCCACTTCGGTACCGGTTTCCTTTTCGCCGGCTTTGCGATCCTTCCGGCCGTAGCGCTCCGTCCAGCTGTCGAACAGGTCCGGGAACAGCTCTTTGACGTGGTGCTGCTCCCCGCATTTGCTTTCGCGGCCGCACTTCACCATCCAGGGGGTCTCGGTGCCCACGAACGCCTCTCGCTTTCCGCAGGAAGGGCAGCGCAGGCGGCGGAGGAATGAGCCCCGTTCTACTCCGTCAAAGTCGCTCTGGAGCCGGCGCAGGATGTCGGCCCGTAGTTGGTCTTGCATTCGGAGCGCTCCGGATCAGGCGGGGAGTTGGATTGCTGTGGCCTGGTCCCGAAGCTTGAGCAGCTCCTGAACCGAGAAGATGCTGGTGCGGCCAGACTGGTCGTGAACCACCACCGTGTTGCCGGTAGTGAGACTCACGTCGACATAGGCCTTCGGCTGTTTGGTGCCTTCCAGATCGTGCCAGGCACGAATAACCAGCAGGGACGCCCGGCGGCGGGAGCACTGGTATTCCTCCATCAGGCTATCGACGGTCATTTCGATGCATTCCCGGGCATCTGTGCTGCCTTTGCGAAGGGCCAGAAGCTGGGAATAGGCGGCGTCAGTCATGCTTTGAGCTACTGCGTTCATCGCGTTGCGTCCTTCTTTTTAGGTGAGTACTTCTCGTAGGCCAGCTCCATTTCCTGCTGGCATTGCTCGCGGACTTCTGGAGCGAGGGGGATCTGGCGGACATTGCCGTCTGGGTCCAGAGAAAGCCGATCGGTATGGGTGAGGAACACCACGCCTTTGTATCCGCAGTGGTCCGCGTCCTGGCAGAACACGTAAAGCTGCCGCTGTGCCGAGATCATCTGCACGCTGGTGCGAACTCGGCAGACACCGGCGCAGTGGGGGCAGAGTATCCGGAGGAAGTTGTTCCGGACTCCGGACTGGAGCCGCTGCTGATTTTCAGCATCTGGGGTGCTCGGGTTCTTGGCCTGCAGCACCGGCCCATAGGAAACCTCCACGGAGCCGCGGTATCCGCATTCGATGTTCCGGCACTGAACGAAGGCATCTTTGCCCTTCTGCTGGATCGCCCTGCTGGACTGGATCGAACAGGATTCGCCGCAAGCCGGGCAGCCGATGGTCAGGTAATTGCGGGTTATCTGGTTGAGCTTCACTTTCTGGGGCCTCCTACGGCATGAAGCGCCCGGTTTCTGCCGGTCAACTTCAGGCTGGCTCCTCGCATGCGTTGTTTGATCAGCCACTCGGCGGCCTGATCCATGGTTTCCAGGCCCTGCTGTTTTCGAATGGTGTCCAGCAGTTCGGCCTGTTGGTCCGTCAGTTCCAGGGTGATTTCCGGCATCGTTTGAGGACCTCAAATGGTGCGAATGTGGGCCTCGGAAAGTGGCGCACCACCGGCCATGCTTGGAGACGTGGGCAGAAGTGCCGCCTCAGCCTGAGCGATCAGCATCTGGCGTAGCAGGCTGGCTCTGTCGGTACCGGTGTAATCCACCAGTGCGTTGATCACGGCAGCCTCGTAGTCGTCCAGATTGAGGCTCACACGGTGTTTGCGGATGCGTTTGGGGTCCTGATACATGCGGCTACTCCTTCAGTGCTTCAGGCAGACGTTTTGCGCTGGTAGTCATTCAGGCCTTGCAGAAAGAAGATGCGGGCCTGGGATGCCAGGGAACGGCCTTCCGCCAGGGCGGCCTGCTCCAGGGCGGAACGTTCTTCCGTGAGAAGGCGAAGCGCGATCGGCTTCGCAGTTAAAACACCGACGGGTGCGCGGTGGCTGGGACTGGGTTTTTTTGCACCTTGCATGGTGTATCCTCTGTGTAACGCTGAATTACACAGAAGGATAAACGCCATTTGGATAAACAATCAACCAAATGACGGATGAAATTTAACTATGGAAAACTATCTGACTGATAAAAGTCTTTTGGCTGAACGTATATTAAGCCGAATGAAAAGTGTTCTTGGTGTCACGATGGACAAGGATGTCGCGGCATATTTCGATATTAAGCAGGCAAGTGTTCATAACTGGCGCAAGCGAGGGACGGTTCCATACGATCAGTGTGTCCAGCTCGCTATGGATAAAGGTATTAGTCTCGATTGGCTGATTATTGGCCGAGACTCAGACGGTCAGGTTGACAGTTTTCCAGTCGCTCAAGATGTTGAGTACACCGAAGTACCGCTTTATGACGTGGAAGCAAGCGCTGGCAATGGCTCCTTCTTCAGTCATGAGCGAGTGATTAGCTACATCAAATTTCGCAATGACTGGCTCGCCCGTGAGGGTCTTCATGCAAAAGACCTGGCTTCTATTCGAGTCTCTGGAGATTCGATGGACGGCACACTTTCTGATGGCGATACAGTCCTGATCGATTGTTCCAGGAAGAAGCCCGATGGTGTTTTTGCTATTCGGATTGGGGATGCACTCCGAATAAAGCGTTTGCAGACCATGGCTGATGGCAGTCTGCGGGTGTCCAGTGATAATGCGCTGTATCAACCTGAAACTATTCATCCGGAGGACTTCGGGAATATTGAGATCGTCGGGCTGTGCTACTGGCGCGCGGGCCGGGTGTTTTGAGGGAAGCTGAGATAAAGGGAGTGGTGCATGGACTTGGCAGTTGTACTGATGTTACTGGCATACATGATTATGAGTTGGCGACTCATTTGCCGGTATACAGTCTCTAAGGGCGGAAAGCGTTGGGTTGGACACGGGCTTGGCGCCATTTTCGGCCCGCTGTTAGGTGTCATTGCAGCTCTTCCAGTTGTTCCTGGTAAGGAAGAACCTGCCACCTTTGTTCATGTGTTGATTGGCTCGTTGATACTGGCTGTTTTCTTCCTGGCTGAATACCGAACAACGCAGACTTGGACCGCACCGGTGAAGCTGAGAACGGCTAAAGCCAGAAAACAAGAGCACAAGACGCAACCCGCAGGCACCGGTACCGAAAAAGAATCTGAGCCGAAGGGTCGGGGGGGACTGACATTCTCGCTGCGTGATACGGCTGAACTTATCCTGGCGGATGATGTTGTTGACCAGCGCGAGGCTGAGCTGCTTTTAAACCTGCTGGATAAGCAGGAAATCCTAGACTTTGATCCCGCCTGCCGGGAACTGCACCAGGTGCTAATCGCCAGCCTGGATGATGGCGTACTGGATAATGAAGAAGCTGAGGAAATAAAAGCGATCCTGAGCGAGATCTGCGATCGGCCGATCGCGCGACCGGCCAAGCCGGAACCAAAGAAAAAATCGTTACCGAAGAAGCCAGCAGCAAAATCGACACATAAACCGAAGCGCTCGAAGGTTGCTTCCAGGCCATCAGTTACCGCTCAGCGAAAACCAGAAGTGGGAGATATTCTGGCGTTCGCATACACAGACTCGAACGGTGACAGCTCGGATCGAGAGGTTGAATTCCGCGCCATGACAAAAAAGAACGGCGTGTCTTATCTGAAGGGTATCTGCCAGTCGCGGAAAGCGTTCCGGACATTCCGGTCTGATCGCATGGATTTCGTTTGTTTTGCCGATACAGGTGAAGTGGTCGCGAAATTAATGTCGTAAGCGTAAATAGTCAAAATAAACAAGGAAAACTGATGACAACAGCAGTTACTGTCAGGGACGACGAGTCCGCCCTGGAGCTCATTAAGCAAGCATTAGCTGGACGGTACGAGAACGATATTGTTGAGTTGAACTTCGATCACTGGCCGGTATTCACGCTAAATGTAAAGGGTGACAGGTATGATTCCACCATCACTTCAGGCATGATGCGAGCGCTGATTGAGCTGCAGAGGCACCTTAACAGGGTCTATGCTGAAGTGGTGTACGGCAAAAGCGCTAAAGCACTGACTGCCGAAGAACGAGAGCATTTGGAGATCGTTTTCAAGGTGGAGCAGGGTAGCTCCAATGTCGTTGCTGATCTAAGTGGTTTTTTCACGGAGCTTGGGAAGAGTGCCATGGAAAAGATGACTGGGAAACAGGTTGTCACCACCGTTTTGGGTATAGGTTCACTCTTGGCTGCTGCAGCCGCGTTTGATGGATATACGACATCAATTCAGAAAACCCAAGAAGAGCAGAATCGTCACGATGTAACCATGGCGCTTCTTGCTCAAAACGATAAATTAAGGGAGTACCACCAGGATCAGGTTGATACGATGACCAATATCCTGAAGTCCGTCCCCGATGCCCAGGAAGTGTCTCTACCTGGCGCGAAATTTACTGCCTCTGATATCGAAACTATTACTCGTCAGGAGCGTCAGACGACAGAGTTGAAGCGCATTGACGGGGAATACACCATAAGTAGTTTTAAGAAAAAGCCTGACAGCTTCCGAATAGAGATCACGCGTAGTAGTGATGGGAAGACATTTGCGACGGAGCTTTTCAAAGGGCACCTGAGTATGGCTGAAATGGACGCTATAACCTCTGCGCTCACATCTGACCAAACCATTCGTCTGAACGTAGTGGGTCGCCTGCGTGGAGACGTTATTACCTCAGCTGCAATTGTTGGCGTGGATAATATGGCAAATGGCTCTGAGGTAGACGCTCGCAGTGTGGCGGTTGCGCCTAATCAGAGCGAGCCCCACTCAGAATAATAGCGAAGGCTACTGTGGCTTGGTCTCTGCGGTGATTC